TACAACAGGCAATTTACAGTACGGTTGTAGGTACGTCAACAGGCGCAATGAAGTTATTTAGAATTGCTTTAGTTGCAACAGGAATAGGTGCTTTGGTTGTTGGTTTAGGTTTGCTAATTGCGAACTTTGATAAAGTTAAACAAGCGGTTTTAAATGTTGTTCCAGGACTTGCAAAGGTTGGGGATTTTGTAGAAAATTTAGTAAATGGTTTTACAGATTTTATAGGGGTGACGAGTGAAGCAGAAAGGGCCTTAGCAAGTTTAACAGAGCAAGCGGATAAATCTTTAGCTATGAATAAAAAGTTCATGGCAGAGGAAGGCGACTTGGTTAATAAATACACAAAAGCTAAGATAGATGCAAAGAATGCGTATAATGAAGCTATAAAAGAGGAAGGCGCAAATCAAAAGAAACTTGCTGAAAGATTAAATCGTGAGTTGTTAGCTATTGATAAAATGCATAATGATGATTTAGCAAAAGCTAAAAAAGAAGCGCAAGATAAAGAAGATGAAGCAAATAAAACAAGAACTGAAAAACAAAAAGCAGATAGATTAAAAGCGCAAGAGGACGCAAAAAAAGCACAAGAGGACGAAGATAAACGAAAAGAAGAAAAGATTAAATTAGATGCTGAAAAAGCTATTGCATTAGATGAGGAAATCAAACAAGCTCAGTTAGATGTCGAGGAATTTAGACAAAATAATATAGACAAAGAGACAGAGCAAGAAGCTACTGCAATGAATAATCGTATCGCAAGAAAAGAATACGAATATGATGAAGCGAAAAAAATAGCCGATGACCAATTAGCTTTAGACAAACAAATACAAGAAACACGATACAACAGCGCAAGAGACGCAGGCGATGCTTTGTCTAATTTAGCTAATTTATTAGGTGGAAATTCTAAGAAAAACCAAGCGTTACAGAAAGGAATTGCAGTAGCTCAAATTGCAATAGATACAGCACAAGCAATATCTAATGCTATACCAGCATCGATAAAAGCAGGGGCAGAGGCAGGAAAGGTTGCGGGACCAGCAGCGGCAGTTGTTACTCCAGCAGTAACAGCATCGACTTATATAGGATTGGCTGCAATGATTACAGGAAATGCTTTGAAAGCTAAAAGTATCTTATCAGGTGGCGGAGGTTCAGGTGGTTCAAGTAGTTCGGGTGGTGGTTCAACAATGAGCGCACCATCTTTCAACTTAGTACAAGGCACAGGAACAAATCAAATAGCGCAAGGATTATCACAACAAGGCGCACCGATTAAAGCATATGTCGTAAGTTCAGATGTAAGCACTTCGCAAAGTTTAGACAGAAATATAGTAAGTGAAGCGTCTTTAGGTTAGCAAAAATATAACAATAGTAACATAATTTAGTTTAATTATAAATAACAAAAAAATGAAAACCTACCAAGCTAAATACAATCCACTTACAAATAAAGGAGTCTATGGAATTTCTTTAGTTGAAAATCCAGCTATGGAGGGTTTGTTTATTGCTTTATCTAAGGACGAGAAAATACAATTTAAGACCGTAGATGAGGAGCAAAAAATATTAATGGGTTTAGTTTTAGAACCTAATAAACCAATTTATCGAAATCAAAACGGTGAGGAATTTAATATAGTTTTTAATGAAGAAACTATAAAAGAATTGTCTTATGGTTTCTTTAAAAATAACAGCCATTCAAATAGCACTATTGAACACGATGTTAAACAAAATATTCAAGGTGTTACGTTTACTGAAAGCTGGATAGTTGAAAACCCTACCAATGATAAAAGTAATAATTTTGGTTTTAGTTACCCAAAAGGGTCATGGGTTGCTGTTATGAAAGTTGATAGCGATGATGTTTGGAATGATTATGTAAAGACAGGCAAAGTGCAAGGATTTTCAATTGATGCGATGCTTAGTTTAGAAGAAGTAAATTTAAAAACAAATATAAATATGAGTGAACAAGCAAAAACAAACTCTTTACTTGAAAAGATTTTACTTGCTTTCAATCCTGCAAAAACCGAAATAAAATTAGGTGAAGTTATGCTTATGGATGGAAGCGTTAAGATTGAATTTGAGGGAGACGTTTTAGAAGCAGGAAAATCATGCTGGGTAACTGCTGAAGATGGTACAAAAGTTCCTGTACCAGTAGGAGAACACCCTCTTGAAGATGGGACTATCTTAGTTGTAGTAACTGAGGGTATAGTTGAAGAAATTAAACCAGCAAGCGAACCAGAGGGAGAGCCTGCACCTGCACAAGATTTAGGCAATGAAGATGGTAAAGTTTCAAACGATGCTAAAATCGCAAGTGAAATTGAAAGCGCAATTAAATCTATTTTGATAAAATACAGCGAGCAATCGAAACAAATCGAAACACTACAAACTCAGATAACTGAATTGTCAAAACAACCAGCAAGTAAACCAATTAACGGTACGCCTGTGCAGGTAGACTTTTCAAAAATGAGTGCAAAAGAGAGAATTTTTCATACTTTAAAATCAAACTAATATGGCAACAAGAGGAACGACAGTTTATGGAGCTAATGAAATAGTTGTAGATACTATTGCATCGGCAAGGGTTTTAACTCAGTTTGATAGCGGAAAAGAATTTACTTTGTCAGCATCAGCAGGCGCACAAATTACTTTGCCGTCGGTTGCTAAAAAAGGATTTAAAGCTAAGTTCACAATTGGAAGCGCATTTGCTACTACTAACTGGACAATTAAATCTCTTACAAGTATTATTCAAGGTAACGCAGACGTTAATAGTACACTTGTGCCAGCTTCAAACGAAAATACAATTTCATTTGTTGCAACAGCAGAAACAATAGGGGATTTTATAGAAATTTATTCGGACGGTGTAAACTTTTACGCTGACGGAATCGGTGCATTGGCTGGTTCAATAACATTTACAGCAGTATAATAATAAAAACAAAAACAAAAAAATAAATGGCAACAACTACATCAGTAACTTCAAATTACGCAGGAAAAGAAGCAGGCGCAATTATCGGACAAGCTTTTAAAGAAGCGGACACTATTACAAAAGGATTTGTAACAGTATTCCCAAACGTAAATTATAAACTTAATCTTAGAAAAATCGCCCTAACAGGCGGTAAAAGAGAATACACTTGCGGACACGTTCCTGCTGGAGCTATTACACTAAGCGAAAAAGTTTTAGAACCTAAGAAATTCAAAGATGATTTCTCAGTTTGTAAAGAAGATTTCAGAGCGCAATGGTCTGAGGAATCAATGGGAGCATCAGCAAAAAATGACAATATGCCATCAGATATTATGGAGGCTATTACAGTTGAAAAATTAGCTCAAACAGCTGAGGAGTTAGACGATAACATTTGGAATGGAGACGGTTCAAACGCAGACGAGTTTGATGGTTTCTTAAAATTATTCTTGGCTGACTCAACTGTTATCGATGTTGATTTAGATGCAGTTACTGAAGCAAACGTAGAGGCTCAAATGAAATTAGCTTTGAACGCAGTACCAGTAGCAGTTCGTAAGAAAAATTTAAAAGTAGGAGTTTCAAGTGATGTTGCTCAATACTATAATTTCTGGTTGATTTCAAAAGGAATTGCAAACGGATTAGGTGGTGACGCAAACACAACTTTGAAATTAGGTAAATATATTATCGAAGAAATTGCAGGATTACCAAGCTCTACAATTGTAATCGCTGAGCCTAAAAACTTAATTTTTGCTACTGGATTATTGGCAGACCATAACGAATTGATTTTAAAAGATGAGGACGAAATCGGTTTATTAACTGGTTTAGTTCGTGGTTCTATGGTTTACAACGCTGGAGTTAATTACTACAACGGTGCAGAAATTGTTTGGGCAAGACCTATCGCATAATTAAATAAGTAACAAGGGCGGTTTAGTTATCGCCCTTAATTTAAACAAATAATTATATGGCTTGTGATATTACAGCAGGTAGAGAAAAGGCTTGTAAACAAGGTTTGGGCGGTATAGGTAAACTATATCTTTTTAACTTTGTCGAAAATCCTTTTACGGTATTAGCAGGGGTTGCAACTGCAATCAATCCACTCCTTACAACAGTCTTTGAGTATGAACTTGAGGGGGATGGAAATAATGTTGCTGAGTCTTTAGTGCCAGACAGAAATAACGGTACGACAGTCAACACACAAACAAGTACTTTTGTACTTAAGAAAATTGACGCTGTTACTTCGGCTCAAATGAACATTTTAGCTTACGGATTCCCTATGGCAGTCGTAAAAGATAGAAATGGTATTTTTCACGCTATCGGAATTGATGATGGTATAGATTTTACAGTGGCTCAATCAACAGGTGGAGCAAAAGCAGACTTAAACGGTTACACTCTTACGGGTGTTTCTACAACAGGTTCGCTTTCTCCTAAATTAGATGCTACAACCGTAACAGCATTTTTGGCTTTGGTTTAATTCTTTTTTATTTTTTATTTTAAATTAACCGCTTTTCGTAACAAAAAAGCGGTTTTTTTGTTTTTAATATATGAAGAAAGTTGACCCAAACGATACTACACATTTAATCGCAATTATACCTCGTTACTATACTGATGGGGAAATCGATTTGTTTTTATATAATGAATTAACGCAAATAGAAAATACGTTAACGCCAATTTATGTAACGCAAAATGGAATAATGACATTAACTTTTGATTTTAATTTTTCGGAAAACGATAAATATCAGGTTAAGATTACGGATGCAAACGGTATAATTTACAGAGATAAAATTTTTGCAACTTCTCAAATAACACAAGATTTTAAAGCAACAAACGACCTATACTTTTATGAGTAACGATATAAGATTATTACAACTAAGCAACTATGTTAGACCTAAATTAGAGGAAAATAAGTCTAAGAATTGGGTATTAAACGGCAAACAAAATTCATTTTATCAATATGTTATTGATAGGTTTAACGGTTCGCCTACTAATTCGGCAATTATAGATTCCTATTGTAATTTGATTTACGGTAGCGGTTTACGTTCTAAGAATGTGAATACAAGCGCTTGGATAAACTTTGTTTCTCTTTTTAGTTCAAAAGAATTACGTAAAATTATTTCTGATTTTGAGTTGTTTGGTGAGGCATCTATTCAAGTAATTAAATCAAAAGACAAAAAAAGTTTAGGCGCTATATACCATATTCCAAAACAACAGATAGTACCCTGCATAGAGAATGAAGATGGTATAATAGAAACTTATTGGTATTCTAAGGATTGGAGCAATCCGCAAAAATACACACCCGTTCCTTATCCTGCTTTCGGAACTTCAAAAGAAGATATCGAAATTTATTGTATTAAACCATATAAGGCTGGTAAAAACTACTTTTCAGACCCTGACTATTTAAGTGCATTACCTTATGCTGAAATGGAGGAAGAACTTGCTAACTTTTATATTAATTCAATTAAAAAAGGGTTAAGTGCTGGCTATATTATTAATATTCCAGACGGTGGTACTTATTCACCTGAAGAAAAAGATGATTTAGAAAATAAAATAAAAGCTAAATTAACAGGTTCGCCAAACGCTATGAACTTTGTTATTAGTTTTAATGGTAGAGATGCTGAAATTACCGTAATACCTTTTCCTGTAAATGATGCACAGCATAAACAATGGGAATATCTTACAGGTGAAAGCAGACAGCAAATAATGACAGGTCACAAAGTTGTAAGTCCTAAATTATTTGGTATTATGTCAGAGGGCGGATTAGGCAATAACGCAAACGAATTAGACGAGGCGGAGGCTCAATTAATGAAACGTGTAATACAACCAAAACAAAGATATATAACCGAAGCATTAGAAGAAATCCTAACGTTTTATAATATAAATTTAGACCTATATTTTGTGCCATTAACTGAACAAAAAGCAGTTCAAATGCATTCACACGACGAAAAAAAAAAGAGTGCTTTAGATGAGTTTTTAGGAATGGGTGAAGATGAAGATTTAAACGAATGGGATATTATAGATGAAAGGGAAGTTGACTATGAAGATGAAGAAAAAATTGATTTGCAATTAGCCACAACAGGAACTGCAAACCCGAACGCAAAAAGTGCGCAAGATAGCGACATATATAAAGTAAGGTATAAATACACAGGTTCAAATAATCCTCAAAGGGAATTTTGCCAAAAAATGGTAAGTGCATCAAAGATATATCGCAAAGAAGATATTATTGCAATGGGTAGTAAATCGGTAAACGCAGGATGGGGTCCAGAGGGAGCAAACACATATTCTATTTGGTTATATAAAGGCGGTGGTGATTGTCACCATAAATGGTATAGAGTTATTTATGCTAAAAAAGACAGAAGTAAAAACCCAGATGTTAACAGTCCGTTATCAGTTGAAGTTACACCTGCTCAAACAAGAAAAGAAAATAAATTTATTCCAGAAGCAAATAATAGCTTAGTTTATAAAGAGCCTAAAGATATGCCTTACAATGGATTTTTACCAACAAATAAAAGATTTCAATAATGGCAGAATTACTATTCATAACCGCACAAGAAATGACAAAATCCACTATTTTGAGTGGAAATACCGATACAGATAAATTTGTTTTTTGTATTGCAAATGTACAATTAACAACTATTGAACCGTTACTTGGTAGTCAATTATATGATAAGATAGTTGCTGATATAATAGCTGATACCTTAAGCGGTTTGTATTTGGAATTATACAACGATTTTATTAAGCCAATAACAAAAAACGAATCAGTAGCTCAGTATATAGAAATAGCTTCTTATATGGTAGATAATGCAGGTATCTATAAACATACAGGCGATAAAATAGAGGTTGTAGATAAACAAGAAGTACAGTTTTTAGCTGGTAAATATAAAAATATGGCTCAAATGTATGTTATTAGATTTAATAAATGGATTTGTAAAAATTACTTACCAGAATACAAATGTTACCAAGATGAAGTTAACGCTATTAAAGGAATGAATCTTACTGCAGGATGGAAATTATAAACGGATTTAATCGTAAATGTAAGGATGGCAGTTCGGGTGTAAGTAATATTTGGCTATTAAAATTTAAGAAATATAATAGGAGTCAAATAGTTACTGATGGAAATTATTTAGTTTCTTTTCCTGAAACATTTATATACGAATTTAATAGCGTTCAGAACCCTACACCAACTGAAACAATGGAAATAAATGAGGGAGGAAAATTTTATAATCAAAGTATTTCTTTGACTTTTCCTACTTCAAGCACAAAGGACATAAACGAATTGAGTTCTTTAGAGTTTAGATTATTATTTAAAGATAACAACGGTAAATATAGAATTTTTGGATTATATAACGGTTTAAATTCAGGGAATGTAACTTATACAACAGGCTCAGGAAAAAGCGATTTAAACGGGATTAAAATAGATTTTCAAGGCAAAGAGGAGGATAGTGCGTATTTTATTAGTGACTTAAATAGTGCAGGATTTATAGACATGGGAACGGATGAACCTTTCTTTTTCTTATATCAAAATAACGATAGATTTTTATTACAAGATAGTAATTTCTTATTAAATTAAAACATGGCAAATAAAAAATTAACAGATTTAACGGAATTAACTACGCCGGCAGATGGTGACTTTTTGTATATAGTTGATGTATCGGATACAACAGAAAGTGCACAAGGTACAAGCAAAAAGATACGTAAAGATAAAGTAGATTCTGGAGCAAGTAAAGAAAATATAGCAAACAAACAAAATTCACTTGCTATTGACGGAACAGGAACTAAATACCCAACGGTAGATGCTGTTAACGCTGGATTACCTGTAAATTATTCTAAAATAGTTTATGTTAATGCAACGTCACCAATAACAGCGACTATTTTTGATACTGAAAATCCACCTGTTACGAATGATAATTTATTAAAAAATGATGTTACAAACTTATATATAGGTACAGACGCGAGTACATGGGTATATAATTCAACTACTTATGTCACTAAAACAGTAACCGCAACAAGTTCTAATTTCTATTTAGCGGGTACAACGACTGATGCAGGAAATACTAAGACTGGACATATTACACGTTCTGGAGCTGTTACGCTTACAGGTTCACTAAATATGGCTATTGCAAAAATATCTACCACACCAAACACTTCTGCTGGTTCATATGATATTCTAACAAGAAATTCAAGTACTACTGCTTTAGAGAAAAAGTTGGTTAGTGATTTTTTACAGACGACAGGCGCACAATCTTTTATAACTGGCAGGAAGAACTTTGCAAGTACTGATTTACTAAGTGGTGGAATTGGAATTTCAAATTCAAAAACTACAGGGGGTGGGGATGCATACGGATTAGGGATATATAATACTGGTTCAGCAGGTATATATGTTGAAAATACAACCTCTGGGACAACTGGAAATGCTGTGTCAGTTGCTAATCAATCAAGTACTTCGGCTGGAATAAATGTCGGTAATTTTGGTAGCGGAACAGGTATAACACTAAGAAATCAGGGAGGAACAGGGGATTTATTATACGTTGAACTTGGAAAGGTAACCATTAGTTCAGCAGGTAAATTATCAACTACCGAAGCTCCGACAGTAGGTAACAATGTGACTAATAAAACATATGTAGATGCAAAAATCACACAAACAATAACCAACGGAGTAACTGATAAGTCACCAAGTGAAGATGCTGTTTATGATGTTATTGACGGAGTTGTTAAGACTATAATTTCAGATACACCTACAAGTACTAATACAGGAGGTGTTAGTGAAGTATTAATGCACACTTATACAATTGCAGGAGGTAAATTACCCTCTTCATGTATGCCTAATTTAAAGATTAGAATTGCTAAGACAGGGACGGCAGGAACGGTAACGGTAAAAGTAAGAGTAAACACTGTTAATGATTTCGCAACAGCTACAAACATAGGTTTTTTCACAAGCGCAACAACTATGTTAGGGTCTGTATTTGTTAGAAATTTCACTTTACAAGGCGGGCAATTGACACACACAAACGCTGCAAATTCATCTATTAACGATGAATCAGCAAACGCAAATGTTAATGGTGTAATTACATATGACCCAAGCGTCACACAATATTGGTTCATATCATTACAAAATTCTAACGCAGGAGACACAACAAGAGTGAATTCAATAAAAATGGTAAATTAAAAATCATGATATACACAATTTTAAATAAAGAGGGAAAAGAGTTATACGCTACTCAGGACATAAGCAATTTACAAGAAAATGAAATAGCAGTCGAACAACTTAGAACGGTTGAAATGGATAACCCATACTTCGACTTTGAAACAAAAGAATTTTATAATAAACTTTAAAATAAATTAAATATGAAAAATTACAAAACAACTTTAGCGGGATTAGTAGCATCTTTACCAATCGCAATAGATGCTTTAATTACTGCTTATAATACGGGTGCTTTTACGGATAAATCAGGCGGGCAGTTATTAGTAGCTATCGGGATTGCATTATTTGCACGATTTGCCCAAGACAGTAAGAAAGAAGTTAAATAGAATAATTACGCATAATTACCCCCGTTATGACAAACAAAATATTAGAAGAAAAAGTTGACCGTTTAGAAAGCCATTTTAAAGTTTACAAATCGGACATGACAGATGTTAAGGAGGTTACACGAGATATTAGAAATCTATTAACTGGCACGGAATTAACAGGCAAAAAAGGAGTAGTTCACTTATTGGAACAACTTGAAAGTAAGGTCGATAAATTGGAAGAAAAACAGATTCTAATAGATGATAACATGGCTAATGTTAAGTTTGTTGCAAAGGGGGTAATTACTGCCGTGATAGGATTTTTTATATGGTTATTTCAAAGTAAATAAATTATGATAACAACACAAAGCGCAATTAAAAAATACGGTTTTCCAAATGAAAATCCAAACTATTTAACGGTTTTAAATTTACCTTATCCTATGCGTTTAGCTTGGGATAAAAACGTTTTTGTAAAAAAAATTACTTGTCATAAATTAGTTAGTGATAAATTAGAATTAATATTTAAAGACATTCTAAATCATTACGGAATTGATAAAATAAAAGAGTTAGGAATTGATATATACGGTGGCTGTTTTAATTTCCGTAAAATGCGAGGTGGAAATGATTATTCACGCCATAGTTGGGGCATAGCTATCGATTTAGACCCCGAAAGAAATCTATTAAAGGAAACATCAAAAACAGCACGATTTGCACGGCCAGAATATAACCCAATGATTGATATGTTTTACAAACATGGTTTTGTTTCATTAGGTCGTGAAAAGAATTATGACTGGATGCATTTCGAAATAAAAGAATAATATGAAATACTTAATCATAATACTATTATTCATTTCATGCTCTACAACACGTGACGTTAAGCTAAATAAAAGCACGTTTGAATCAGGAACTATCACGACTAACAACGATGTTATTTTAAAGCAAGAAACTATCTTAAACGATATATTCACTATTAAACCATTTGATAATAGTAAATCAATGTTTCTTAACGGTAAAGAATATAAAAACGTTGTAATTACAAAAGATAAAAGCAAACATGATATTCTCACAAAAACTATTTACAATAGGCAAACAATCACTAAAACTATTGA